TTCCATAATACCTTGTACAAAGGCATCAGGTGCTGAAGGGTCAGCAACAATGTCGGCGGCAGTTGCTAACATAAAGTCAGACTTTACATAGTTAGCACCATTTCTTTGTTCTAATGAACCCATACCTCTTGAAGACACCCCAAGTTGGGCACCTTCATCAATAAGACCTTTTACAATCTTACCATAAGGTGTATTCATTATTTTTGCCTCTCCTATAAAATTAGAACCGTCTTGTTGAAGATTCGTAATCATATGAGAAACTCTCTCTAGATTAACAGTTGGTCCATCAGGATGACCTAACTCACCAAATGCTCTTTTCTTTTCAACGAATTCTTTTTGATAACGATTAACTTCTTTCATCATTATCTGTTTAGGGTAGACTCTACCGTTTCTGTTTTTTATGTCTGACTGCAAGAAAACACCTTTAATCTTGTAGTTTTTCTTACCACCTACATCTTCAACTAGATACTCTGCGTCTTGAATTTCTTCTGATATTAGTTTCATAGTTCTCTCTCTTAACTACTATTTATAAAAATTATTACCTAAACTCAATAACTATAGTGTAACTGTCGCCATTAGTAAAATTTTTAGTTGATAATAACACGTCACCAGTTGGTGTTGTTGCATTATTTGTTATCTGATTTGTTGGTGTTTGTAAATCCCAAACACCTTGACCTGACAATATACAAGCAGTTGCATTGGTGGCACCTTCCCACAATATTTCAACTGCACCATTTCTATTTAATGTGTTAATGGACCAATTTATTCTTGCAATTTTTCTATTACCATCTTCTGTCATAAATGTTTCGTTTGCCGCCGTTATCTTTTCAACTAAAGACTCTCCAGTACCGTCTGATATATTTGTTAACTTTGCAGTATATTTTAAACCAGTGGTATCTGCTATTTCTAAAACTGATACGTTATCTGCCATATTTACCTCTTATTTTGTTTTAACCAATTCATAACATTTTCAGGTGTTGATATTTCATATGGGTCTTCTTCTTTATTATCTTTCATACCTTCTTCAATCCACATAGTTTTTATAGCACTATCATCTATTAGTGCGACATATCTCCAAGACCTTAATCCAAAACCTAAATTTTTCTTTTCAACTAACATACCCATTTGTCTTGTAAAGTCAGCATTACCATCAGGTAGCATTTTTACATTCTTAATATCTAAAGACTTTGCCCAATTGTACATTACAAATGCATCATTTACAGATAAACAATATATTTCATCAATACCTTGCTCTTTAAATTCATCATATAATTTTTCAAAACCCGGTAACTGTTTTGATGTACAAGTAGGTGTATATGCTCCAGGTAAACTCACTAATAATGATTTTTTACCCTTAAACATTTCTCTACAAGATACATCTTTCCATTCAAAACTATCCTTTTCTTCATTCTTAACTCTTGTTTTGAATATCACGTCAGGTACATGAAATTCTATTTCTTTTTCACTCATTTATATCCTCCAATTTTTTCACACTCAATTAATAAAAAAAATTTTGTAACATCACTATCGGTGTCTAATAGCACATCACCTATTACATTTATATCTTTATATAAAATGTTTTCACTTTGTCTTAATCCATAGATACCATTACCTGTTAATTCAACAGATTTTGTGGTATCATTTTTAAAATATATTTTAACTTTACCTGTGCCCTCAATCTTATGCATAATATTTAGAACACTAACTTTTGGTTGACTTGATGCATTTAATGAATTAACTACATCAACTATTACTTTTTCAGATAAATTCTTTTCACCTATTACGGTGTTTATTATTTTAGATGAGTTATCAATTTTATTTGTTAATTTAAACATGATGTATATAATCTCTAAAATAATTTAATGATTCTAAAAAATGTAATGGTTTTTTATCCTTTTTCTTACCTAATATAAAAGTTAGTGTCCATCTACCCTCATTTGAAGGATTCCAAGTTGAATGTAATCTACCAACATTATATAAACTAGGTCTATCTATTGTTCTTTCTAAAACCTTATTACAATCTTTTTCTTTTGCCCACGCATACTTTGTTAACGGACCTATTTTTTTACCTTTTAAAAATAGTCTAATTCTTTCAGGTATGGTTGCCATCTTAATTTTACTACACTTAACAGTTCTAGTCATATGACTCTCATAAAAATTAACAACTTTAACTCTTCTTCTATCTTTAGGTTCCCACCATATAGTTTTACTATCAGGTGAACCCCAACTGAAACTTAATTTTACTTTATCTGATAAGTCTGGTGTATCTGAATGAATTCTTATACCATCTTTAGGTGCTGAATAGACTGAATTAGTTTGTATTCTATAAAGTCCAATGCTATCAATAAAATCTAATATAGGTTCAGTTTGTAAATCCTTATCTTTAAAATATATAAACTCACAATAATCTTTTAATTCAACACTATCATATAATGTAGGTTTCTCAAAATTAAAAGGTAGTTTTAAATACCTATGATATAACTGCATTAACTTCTAGGCGCACAAGCACTTGCGTGTCCGTCTGCTAATGTAATTGTATCAGTTGTCGACTTTTCTATAACTATTGAATCACCTGCGGCGTGTAAATAAAACTGACCTAAAGTTGTGCCAGCGGCATTTTTAACAACACCTGTTTGTGTGCCACCTGTTGCAACACAATGTACAAAGTGTGCATTGCCAATAGCATTTTCATTTGGATTGTTAATTACACTACCCTTGACTTTTATTGTAATGCTCATACAATTTCTCCCATACTTTCGTTGATTTGGTCTTCAATGATTTGTTGAATTCTTTTCTCTGTAACACCATATTTTTCACAAACATTCTCAATCCATTTATCAAACTTTGACATAAAATCCATTTTAGATTTATCCTCTTCAACAAATTTTATAATATCGTGAATGGCATCTCTTTCCACAGGTTTTAATTTATCATAAACTTTACCAGTAAAGAGTTTATTTTCTTTTATAAGTTCATTTATCGTTTTCATCTCTTAAATCCATGTCTATTTCTGTTTCTTTAGTATTATTTATAACAGTACCGTCAGGAGCAAAAGTTCCTGTGTCTGCTATTTCTGGTTTAGGTTCGTTATGTGGTGCCTCATCAAATTCACCTTGTTGTGCTTTAAACATATTTTGTGCCATTTCTTTACGTCTATTTTCTAAAGCATCACCTACTTTTGCTCTTATGGCGTCTTTAAAATTTTGACCTGCATCAACGTTATTACCACTGTAAACGTTGTTTATAAAACCTTTTATATCTTCACTCATCAATATCCTCCTGTGCTTTGTTCATCTGGTGATGCTATAATGCCATCATCAATTTCTTTCTTAATTTGTTTATCCATATCATCAATATCTTTTTCGTTTTGTTTCAAGATATGCTTTCTGATATATTCTACAGAGTAATATTTACCAACATAATCTCTCATAGTCGCCGCTAAATCTAATCTGTTTCTTAATAGTTCTGTATCTTTTAATTCTGCAAAATGTCCATCTTGTAAATAATCATATTGTATTGATTGTGATACAGTATACCAATCTTCTTGTGCTATAATATTTTTTAAAATTAATTGTGTTTTGAGAATATCATTAAATAATTCTGTAAATCTTTTTCTTAATCTTTGCACAAATTTAGTAAACTTTAATTCATCTCTAGATATTTCAGATGCTCTTCCCAAACTAAAACCATCTTGTGCCTCTAATCTACTTACAGGTACGTTTAAACTTCTATACAGTTTCTTTTGAAAATACTCAACATCATTCATCTCACCTAAATTTTGACCACCAGGCAAAGTAGTAATATCAGTACCCCTTCCACCCTCTCTAGATGGTAACCAAAAATCCTCCAACATAGACATATAATTCCTGTCATCTCTTATCTCTCCTGTTGATGCGTCATATACAAGTTTGTTTCTATATCTTGCCATAACATCTCTTAAATACTGCTCTGCTTTTTGTTTAGGTAAATTACCTACATCAATTTTAAATATTCTTCTCTCAGGTGCCCTTGCTATTCTGTATATAACAACAGCATCTTCTATCATTCTTAATTGATTGACTGGTTTGATTGCTTTGTGTAAATATGATAACACCATATTGTTTTTATTCTGGTCAACTATACCAGACGGACACATTGCAATAGTATCAGGTGCTATTTTAATACCTGAACCAGCAGATGCTTGAGATACACCTTTTTCATTGAAAAGATAATATTCAATAAACTCATTTACTATAGTTAAATCTGCTTTACCATTAGGTCTAACTTTTTTAACTTCTCTTATTTTCTTAATTTTTCTAGGGTCAATATATTTTAATTCAGTGATACCTTTTGTTGGTTCTTTTCTATCAATTACTTTTTGATAAAAAATTCTACCATCAACGTACCATCTTCTAAAAATGTCGTGACCTTTAACGTTGAAATTCATTAATCTTAAAATTTCAGAAAACTCTGTTTCTATTTTCCTTCTTACATCTTTACCAAAAGGTAACCCCTCTAGATTAATTCTAACGGGGTCACGCATTTCATTTGATACGATTGCCTCATTAACGATATCTTCTATCGCCATATCACATTCTGGATGTATAGAAATTTCTCTGTATCTTCGAATTAAGTCCGCCTCTGTTTTAGCAGTGGCGTCCATATCAAGAAACGTGCCAAAGTAACCACCAGCATTGACGGTTTGAGTACCGTCATCTGCTTGGGTGGTTGTGAACTCTTGCTTTGGGTCGGTTTGCTTTTTAATCCGACTAATTTGAAAACCAAATAATTCTGCCATAATTTATCTCCTAATCACTATTTATTAGGTTTTTAAGTAGTCGTTCCTGATGCCTCGAAGAACTGATAGTTCCACTCAACTGTGAATTCTTCTATTGCATCATTGGTATCATAACCTAAATCGATTGCACCAATACCTGTTGGAAAACAACCTCTTAAAGTATATGACTTCAATGTAGTGCCGTTTCTATCTAATTGGTCTACGAATAAATCAACTTGATAGTCAGCAGGATTTGTTAATCCCTCTCCATCTGTCATATTGTTGATACCATTTTGCCATCTCTCAAAAGCATTTCTTAATTTAAAGTCAGTGTCATTAAAAACAGTAGTTGACCAAGTAGGAAATGAACCTCTGTCACCTGCTATTTTTATATCTCTTCCTCTAAAAGGAACACTTATTGGAGCAATATTCATTGCTGGTAATTGAGCAGATTTACATAAAAATGCAAAATCTTCTATTTCACCACCAACTTGTGCATAACCAGGGAAGGGACATACAACTTTAAACTGATTTGCTCTTGCACCTCCACCTGAGAGTCTTGCTTTAAAATCTGATATATTTGCCATTGTTTACCCCCTAACCTGCAATTTCTTCGAATGCTACACCAGTTCTTGTAGCAACGAATTTCAATGTTATAAAATTAATACTTCTATTAGGTTTGACAAATATTTCTGCTTGGAACTCATTTCTATCAATAACATCTGCTGAGTTATTAGTTTCGTCACAAACCACTAAGAAATCAGTTATACCTCTTCTACCTTGAACTTCTCTCAAGAAAGGTTCTACTAAGTTTCTAAATTGTGCCCTTGTGAATTCATCATTGAACTCAAAGAGTTGAAACTTTGATGCTGTTGATATTGCCTTTTCCATAGTGATGAATAATCTTCTAACATTTATTCTATCAAATGCACTTGGTGATGATAAACCTGTTTTATCTCCAAATAGTATGGTTCCCTGACCAGGAAATGTTACTACAGGATTTACTCTTGCAGGATATAAAACATCTCTTTGTGCTTGATTAGGATTGAATGCTAATTTCACTGCACCCCTAATTATACCTCTGTTTAAACCAGCAGGTGAAAACCATGTGTCATTCGTTAAATCTGTTCTTGCACATAGACCTGCGATATCGCCATTTAATGGTACAAATCTAAATTGGTCGTTATACTTATCGTACATATATTTGTAACCACTGTCAAATACAACATAAGATGATGATGCAATTGTATCAAAAAATGACTTGACATTTGACATTTGTGTGTTAGAATTAGTTACATTCACCACATCTGCTCTTTCAGGTGATGCAAATACAACACAATCTTTTCTTGATTCTGCTATTGATATTAAGTTATCAATGTGTGTTGCAGTACATTTACCTGCGATTAATAGTGAAAAATCAACTGTTTCTGAATCAACAAATTTATCGTATGCTGTTTTTAATTCTGCAACAGTTCTTGTAGAACCATCTGCACCAGCAGATAAACTTTCTAAAGTCGGTGTATTTACAGCAGTAAATGTTGTTCCAGCGGCGTTACTACCCCAATTCGAACCTGATGTATTATGGTCCATCCAGTAAACATACTGTGATTGATTGTAAATTACATCTGGATAATAGTTAGATGCACCTTGAGGTGTTTTAGCATCTGCCGCCTTTGATACTCCACTAAAAACTTCTAGTACAGTACCTGGTACTCCAGAGATACCTCCATCTTCGTCAA